ACTGCATCTTTAAGAGTTGATGCAAAACTTTCTCTACGGAACTCGTGAAAATTCACTAGGTAGTCTGCAACTGTGTCTTTTCCTGAGCCAATAAAACCGCAAATTCCAATAATCATAATATTCTCCAACTGTATAAAGTATACAGGAGAATATTGCTGCGGTCAACCTATAATAAAAGTATATCCCTGGCCGCCTGGTACTAATTTTATCAAATCATCTGTGAGTTTTTCAATTTCAGCCGTGGCTTCTGCTTTCATTGCTGCACCGTTTAGGCTGCTTCCGCCTTGAGGTCCAGCAATTTGAGCAAACTTTTCACGGGCTTGTCCTAGCATCATCTTGCAGTTGGCCAAACTATAATCTTTGATCCATTGTCCAGCATAGGTATCGTCAATGATGGCAAAATCTGGCTTGGTGTTATAGACCCATAACATTACTTCTTCGTCGCCTCTAGGACGCTGTTGAATCATTATCTTGCGACTCTGCGGTTGCCAAGTAAAATTGATGAAAGATCCAAACATCTTGCCCACTAATTCTTGATAACCACTGAACAATTCGTAGGTCAGTAGTCCTCCCATATTTGTTGAACTCAACAAATAGGTGTTGGTATAGGCCATGTTGAATGGCTCAAATACTGTGCCGCCTGTGCCGTTGCCGCTTCTTGAACCAACTGATCTACGAAATATCTGTCGCACCTGTTGTACTTCTTTTGGCAAAATATATTCTTGCTGGTTTTCTCTCAGTGTTAAAAACGCATAACTTTCTTCAACAGCATTGTCTGAACGCTGTCGAAACACGCCTAATGCTCTGTTTAGTGCAGTTTCGTAATGTACGGGATCTAGTTCTACATCAATCATGCCGTCGCCCAGCATGGCTTTGCAATAACTAAAAACTTCTTGCTTGGATTGGTCTATTTGGCTCATACTGTTATTTATCGTAGCGGTAAATATACTACTATGCCAAGACTAAGTCTTTACCGTCCCGAAAAGGGCAATGATTATAAATTTATAGATAAAAATATCTGGGAAATGTTCCAGGTTGGAGGTACTGATGTTTTTATACATCGATATCTAGGACCCGGATCTACAGGTAATCCAGCCTCGCCTACTCTACCCGTGTATAACACAAGCGATCCTACACAGATACAGGATTTGCTGTTCCTAGAAAATAGAGATCGCAAATACGATCCCGACATTTACGTAATGCGAGGTGTGTACAGTCTACAAGATCTAGATTTCAATCTCAGTCAGTTTGGATTATTTTTACAAAACGACACAGTTTTTATAACCTTTCACATCAACGATACTATTGAAAAATTAGGTCGTAAATTGATCAGTGGGGATGTTATTGAACTGCCACATCTCAAAGACGATCATGCTCTCAATGATTTTCAATTTGCTCTAAAAAGATTCTATGTGATTGAGGAAGTAAATCGAGCCGCGGAAGGATTTTCAGTTACTTGGTATCCGCATCTATATCGTGCCAAATGTAAACCACTGGTTGACAGTCAAGAATTCAAAGAAATACTAGATCAAGTTGCCAACAAAGATGCAATGGTTGGCACATACAATGCAGCTGTGACCTACTATCCAGGCGATGTTGTTACTGGACTGGATGGAAAACATTATACAGTGCTACAAGAAGTTACCGGAGTTGCGCCTCCTAATGCTGTCTATTATGAACTAGCCGACAGCCTACGAAACATAATGAGCACCTACGAAAAAGAAATGCAGATCACTCAGGCAGTTCTCGATCAGGCTGAAGCAGATGCTCCGAGAAGCGGCTCGGATACCACACAGTTTTACACGTTGACAGTGGATGAAAATCAATTGCCGGTATTAGTCAGCGCAGATACCAGTCAATTAGACGCTAGTCTAGAAACTCAGGCCACTGATGAAGACGGCAATCTCTTGTACAACACCGATGGTACTCCCGTATATGTAGGGGCCACTGCTGCCACTGCTCTGTTATCATCAGAAGTATCTGGTTATAACGGATACCTAGTAGGCGGCGGAGTTCCTCCAAACGGTGCGCCATTCACAGCCGGTATAGCCTTTCCGATAGCTCCTGCAGATGGTCAATTCTGTCTACGTAAAGATTACTTCCCTTATAGGTTGTTTAGATACAACGGATCAAGATGGGTCAAAGTTGAAGACAAGGTGAGAATGACCATGAGCAATCTCGGACCAAGTGATGTTGGAGTGAGCGATCAATTTGAAGGCAAAGATGTTCGCCTGACACAAAAAGCTGGGTTCATCAATAATACAAATACAGCCACAATAGATGGACACACTGTGAAAGAAAGACAGAGTCTCAGCAAGGCTCTTAGACCAGAGGCAGATGAATAATGGATTATTTTTACGATGCGCAAGTAAGACGATATGTCACCCAGTTTATGAGAATCTTTATAGGATTCAAATATAAAACTGGAGGCGATGTTCCTGAAGAGCGACACGTGCCTGTGTTGTACGGTGATATGACTAGACAGGTTGCTAGCATGATCAAAGACAACAGTGAAAACAAACTGTCAACGGTACCTAGAATAGCCTGTTATATTAGCGGACTTGAGTTAGATAACTCTAGAATTAGTGATTACAGTTTTGTTAGTAAACTATCTGTGAGAGAACGGCAGTACACCACCAATCCAGCAGGTGAAAGAGAATACGGCGGTGTACAAGGCGGTGGTTACACCGTGGAAAGACTCATGCCCACTCCATTTAAACTGTCTATGAAAGCAGAAATTTGGACCAGTAACACAGATCAAAAACTTCAATTGCTGGAACAAATTCTAGTATTGTTTAATCCCAGTCTTGAAATTCAAACCACAGACAATTATGTTGACTGGACCAGTATCAGCGTGGTAGATCTCAGCAGCATAAATTTTAGTTCAAGAACTATTCCTCAAGGTACAGAAAGTGATATTGATATCTGTACTCTAGATTTTCAAACTCCTATCTGGATCAGTCCGCCCGCCAAGGTCAAGAAAATGGGCATCATTAAAAACATCATCATGAATGTTTTTGGAGAATCAGGTCAACTGTTGGATCTAGAAGATCTCATATTTAACGGTGACGGTGACGGTGCAACCACTCAAATACGAAACACCGTGGATCGATTTGGTGTATTGCTGATCTTGAACAAGGCCACAGGATTCTATGATCTCACAGTGTTAAATGTCTATGAAGCAGTGATAGCCTTGGGTCTAGATGAGACTCTTTACAAAGGCAATCAACAAAGACTAGATTGGTATAAGGTCTTGGAGCTTCACGGTGGATATACTGGTACCAGTAGAATACATTTTACACAACCTAGTGGCTACGAAGTCACTGGTACATTTACAGTAAATGAAATTGATCCCACATATCTAGTGATCGATCTCGATATGGACACCGTACCTTCCAATACAATATCACCCGTTACTGCCATTGTTGATCCCTACAAGTTTAGTCCTATTGAAAAATTTGGAAGTATTGCTGCCATACCTGTAGGCACAAGATATCTAGTATTAGACGATGTCAATCCTAGTGCCAATGTTGGACAGCACGTGGAAGACGCTGGATGGAACAACTTTGATTCTGGTTCAACTGCCTACGATGGCCCAGATGCTTGGAAAGATCTCATAGGCAACGATACAGTGATCAAGGCCAATTCCATAATTCAATGGACTGGTGCTGTGTGGCAAGAAACTTTTGATCCTGCCACTGTTACTGCTATTCAATATTTTACTAATTTGACCACCGGTGTGCAATACAAGTGGGATGGCACACAATGGTTAAGATCGTTTGAAGGTGAATACGCTGCCGGATATTGGAGATTTGATCTAAATGCTTGATAAGTATCTAGATGCAACAACGTGCCGGTTTACTGTTTCTAAGCAAAAATACCAAGAGAATTCTTCTTATTTTAGAAGATGCCAAATGGACTGTGCCTACCTTTGTGAGAAATAGCAGTCTATTGGAAGATGCTGAACCGTTGTTAAATAATTTCTCAGTGGGTAAAATTTTACCCATAGAATTGTATCTCAGTGAGGACCGTGGATTTGAATATGGAACATATATCTGTCTAGTTGATGATGAATTTCTCACAACATCAGCTGCTACTATATGTTGGGCTGCATTGAATCACTTGCCTAAACAATTACATACCGGTTTAAAAAACACGCTGAGCAATACCATAATTCGTACAAAAATTGAAACCATATTGGAGTTAGAAAATGTCAAGCATACTGCAAAAATCTACTAGATTTATCAAAGACTGTGAAAGATATGAATCAGTGATAGCCACCATGCCCGAGGGCAGTGTAAAAAATGAAACTGTGCAATTATTGCAAAAGTTAACCTACAGCATTAAAAAACTTGATAACATGCATCTAGAAATGATATACTCTAGACAGTTACCAACTATGGGCAACGAAATGAAAGATGAAATATCAGATTTGCGAAAAAAATTAGAAACTAGAATCAGAGACTGGGCACAGGCACAGAAAAGTTAAATCTTAAATTAATTATTTTTGCAATCTTTGTCGTTCTATCAACACATTAAGATTGTCTTTGGGCTCAAATTTCAATGTCGGATCATCTAAATTTAGAAAACTAGTTTTATCTAATTGACCTATTGTTCCGTCTATCCAAGTATTAAAAGATAAACTTATTCTATCGGTATCTGCCACAGATCTCATTACAGAATGTTCTAGATAGGACGGAAATATTAATAATGTTCCCTGTTTGATTTCAACAGTAGTGCTATGAGTGTTATATTGATTATATTTGGTAGGAAACATCTTTAATGGGCCCCAAACACAATTTTTGTCTGTGTGAAATTCAATAGGGGCAGGATCTTCTGTAAAATATAGAACTCCGCTGACAATACTGTTTACATGATGATGTTGATAATGATATGCGCCTGTTGTGGTGCGATTCAACCAACTGATAGTAGGAAACAACTGATTAGGTATAGACATTACCTCTCGAGCATATAGATTCAACTGTGTTTGCACAAAATCACATACTCTCGACATTTCAGGTAAATGTATAATATCAAATCTATCCGATCCTACACATCTTCCTGGTTCATCTTTGTATCGAGCATACAAAGATGGTTGTTTTACAAATTCTAATTCTTCGTTGGTAAATCCTTGTATTTCTGCAACAAACAACGGTGTTGGAAATAACGGAATAACTTCGTGGGCCATTGAATATACCTTATTTAAATTTTAAATCAAAGCCAATTATAGTTTTGATTTTGTGTGAATTATTAGGCAACGTATAGTGTAAAATATTACTGGGTACAATAATCATTGATCCTTCGCTGGCTTTAATTTGCTTTATCTCTGTTTGATCAGTTATGGGGTCATTTGTAGGGTTAATGAAATAAGTCGGGCTGTGCAAGGTTTCATTGTAATCTAAATATATGATTCCGGAATAGCCCACACCCGAATGATTGTGAGGGATATGAAAATCTCCTTTTGCATAAGATACTGTCCATACGTCGCCTATATCTAATGAGTCTACTTTAATTTCATTTGAAAATAGTGCTAACTCATTCTTAAAAATTTCAACAAATTCAGACTGATAGTTGTTATTACCTCGATCGCTTGTGAACAATTGATCAGGTTTTCTTATCAATGATGTGATATTAATTTTTTCAGAAATTTTTTCTTTCTTTAATTCCCAATCATTTATATAATATCCATAAAATTTTGTTTCAAATAATGTACTTTGCACTAGTGATTCCTCTGAAAAAATGATTTGATCTTGGCATAATTTCTTACGAAACTATTGTTCATCAATATATAATTTATCGTTAGTTCTTCTTTGCCAATATCAGTTCTGATTTCTAGTTCCAAAGAGTCTTTAGGAACTGCAATTAATTGCGCAAGAGGAGTACCAGCTTTGATTACCGTTTCCTCGTTGAGATTATGCCAAAATACCGGAACATTGATATTATTGATTCCATAGTCACTTGAATAAATCCCACTCAGCGCAGTGAATCGATTTTCATCTGCATAAAACACAGGAGTTTGTATCAACATATAATCATTTGGAATCTTACAGCACCAGCCGGTTATAAACTTTATTACAGATCGACTAGAGTGGTGCGGCCAGTATTGAAATGTTTTAAACAGACTATCTTGATGTTCTTCAATTGCCGGACTGCCGTTAATTTTCTGCTGATCAATGGGAGTACGCCATTGTATTTTATCGTGCGGTGAACCTGCGTTGATATAGATATCTTGCCACGCTCGCACCACATATCCTTGGCTCTGTAGAGTATTGATTCCAGGACAATTAGAAATACTGTGTATAGTATGGCCAAGATTATTTTTTTGATTTTTAAATTCTCTAGCTGCTTCCTGTTTCCAATTATGCACGATTTTATCTGCAGATAAAATCGGCATTGTCTTATCGATGCCAGGTATAGTGGGATAAAATATAATCTTTTGTGCAGTCATGTCTTTGAGTATAACACATTAACACAGATTTTACAAGCAATCATTAACTCAAAACAGAGTTGTTGTCAACACCCCAGACATTTTGACAAATAATTTCCATGTTAATAGAAACTCTATAATCTAAAGAGAATGATTGATGAGGCTGATGGTTAAGATATCCTGGAAAAATAATCAAATCACCAACTTCGGGTTTTATATTATAGATTTCATGAAAGTTATTATCATAAAAACTTAGAGACCCTTGATGTCTATCTGCAGTCTCGGGTATATTCAAATAGTAAACAGCATTAATTACACAGGTATTTAGGTGATTATGGATGCCGCCTTTATAAAAAAATTTATTTGTAACATATCCCCAGCAGTTGGCAAGATTTCTTTGATCTAGTTGTAGTGGACCAAAATGCTGACTGGCAATGCGAAAAAAATCTTTGTATAAGGTATAAAATACACCGGAAGAATCTTTGATTTGAAAATTGTTTCCGGTTGTATAATTAGCCGTTTGGTGTGCTGCTAACACCTGAGTCTTCATCCAATCAATTGGATAAGATTTTAAACCTTGGTGTAGAAATATTGGTAGATTTAAGTCTATTTGATTCATGCAAACAGATTATATAACCCATTCGCAGCTTTACCAATCTGCGCGAAGTTCTGGATTCGGTGTAGCAGGATCGTAGTATTTTAATAGGTCTTCAAATGATTTTTTATGGGCAGCTGATCTTCTTGATACTTCAATAAACCATTCTGCTAAATGCAGTAAATTTTCTTCTCGAGCATCGTTTGCATATTTTATATACATCTCAGCCGATGCTTGCATTTCAGCAGCAATTGCAGTTTCTAATACCTGGGTAATATGTGTAGATGGTTTTCCGGTATCCGGGTCTCCTAACCCACCCAATATGGCTTCTTTTAAATGTCCTTGAGCAAACGTGTGTTTGTCTTCAGCAATCTGTTTAAAATAGGCTGTGGCATTTGCATCTTCATGTTTTTCAGCTACGGTGGCGAAATAATGATATCTATCATTAGATCGTGCCTCGGCAGCAAATGCCAGTTTAAGATTAGCTGCCGTTTTGCCTTCTAAAGGCACCGGTATAGCCAACGGTGTATTTGGATTAAGATCTGGAGGTGCAACTAGTGGTTCTTGGTAGCCTTCTGGGGCTGGTAATATTGTGTTCATGTAAATTAACTCCTAAATGGTTGAAATTATATAGTATATTTATATTACGCACTGATCACAAGAGTGTTATTATTGAAATTACCTTTGATGAAAGTATTAAAAGAAATACTCAATCTTTCATTGTTTGTGGTATTTACAGGCACGCTGTGATAAAGGTTAGAAGGAAAAAGTATTAACATTGCATCTTCAACAGGAATCTGCCATTCTATGCTGTTAAATGGTGTGCGTTCGCTGCACTCAAACTCCATGAAAAACGGTGATGTTAGCCTGTTGAAACAAATAGAATTTTCACTATCTGCAACATTCACGTAGTATACTCCTGAAATCACGCTATTCCTGTGATTGTGCAGATCGTGCGGTTGTCCTTTTTTATTTTGATTTTTCCAAGAATTTGTCATATAGAATTGACAGTCAGTTTTGATCACTTCTCTAGCATAATTGTGTACGTGTTCCATGAATATGTTTTTCAAATCTGAGAATACCGTGTCATCAAGTAGAGAGGAATTAACAGATGTTTGATTGCCTTGTCTACTTATAGAGGTTACATTATTAGTGTCATACGCAATTCGTTCAGGTGCTGATAACTTTCTAAGATTGATTCTATAGATAGCTGCAGGAAAAATTGGAATAATTTGTGGATTCATGATCTCAGATACTTTACAAACAAGTATTTAATACAACAATTTTAGATTCAAAAATAAATCAGCTATTCGATTTATAATTTTAGAATCGAAGAAAAATTAAATACTGCCGAAGTTCTTGATTGTAATGACACCTATCATGCTAGGATGAGCACTGCACTGATATCTATAGTTGCCACTAATACTATCCGGAATTTTCCAGTATAGTGTTCCTGCAGTTTTACCTTGAGCAGATGATTCTGTAGTCACTGTTCCTCCTGCGGTTACGTGAATTAACCCAGTGTTGTAATTGGCGCCTGCACTATCCTGTATCAAGAAAGGATGACCCCCTACATTGAGATTGAATGCTATGGTAGTGCCGTTGATAGCATATATTGTAGGATCGTCAGTAGTGCCATATTGATCAAATCTGTATGCAGTAGCACCGTTGTTGGTAACTGTTAACATTGTAATTGCAGGCAGATAAATTTTGTCTATGGTAGTACTGGCGACATCAGTCAGTGCGGCAAATGTAGTGGCTCCTGAACTTACTGTGCTGGTGATTGTTACAGTGTCTGTGCCAGCATTGGTAGTTATTGAGATACCAGTGCCAGCCGCTAGGGTCAATGTGTCTGTAGCGGTATCTGCTTCAACATTTGACTGTCCAGCCACTGCCACAATGCTAAAAGTATTTTGACTCGAACCCGAATTGGTTATAGTGATAGAATCTGTGCCAGCATCTGTTGTGAGAGTTATTCCAGTACCCGCTACCAGTGTTAGGGTATCTGTGGCCGAATCTGCCACTACTGAACTCTGTCCTGCGACAGCTATGGTGGCAAAACTGTCTGATGTTGCGCCACCAGAAACTATAGCCCACGTGTTATCTCCTCTTAGATACGTAGTAGCATCTCTTGTACCCGATGAGCCTAATCTCAAAACCGGAACCGTGCCGCTGCCTAGATTTGTGGCATTTAGGGCAGTGAGATTTATGCCACTGGCGGCTGGCAGTGTAGCTGGAAAACGTGCATCAGGCACAGTACCACTAGTAAGTTGATTAGCGTTGAGTGCGGTTAAATTAATACCTGAACTTGCAGGTAATGTGGCTGGAAAACGTGCATCAGGTATAGTGCCACTAGTAAGTTGAGTAGCGTTGAGTGCAGTTATTAAACTGCCATCACCACTGAAGTTGGTAGCAGTAAGTAATCCTGCATCGTTGATACTGGCTGAGCTGACTTTGATAGTTGTGCCGCTAGTGCCACTGTATCTAACTATGGCATTATCAACATAGCTACCTAACACAGAATTTACATCGCCTGAACCGCTACCACTTGCGCCGGGTGGTCCTTCTGGTCCTGCTGGTCCTTGCACTGTGGCTGTGGTTTGAACAGTATTATCTGGAAATCTCAAGGTGCCGCCTAACACCAGATTAGGAGTTATGGTTATGGGATTGGCATTAGTAACGTTGAGAGTAGTGTTTACGATGGTTATATTACCAGTGGAAGCCACGGAAGTCAAAGTTATAGTATCAGTAGATGCATTAGTTGTGATAGCAATACCAGTACCTGCTACTAGTGTTAGTGTATCAGTGGCTGTATCTGCTATCACAGTTGGTTGTCCTGCTACGACCAAGTTGGTAAAACTAGGCGAAGTTGAAAAATCAAATCCACTGCTGATCACATTCCAGGCAGTGCCGTTATAACGCCACGATTTTTGATCAATGGTATAGACTTCGTTGAGTGCTGGGCTATTAGGAAAATTTATAGGCATTTTTTAATCTCTGTAAAATATTTATCAACGACCTAATCTCAGTTTTAGACCGCTGGTAATATTGAGATTAGACATAATTTTTCTTGATCCTAGTTTAAATCTAGCGTCAATCTGCCCTTGGTAAATCACTCGAGCATCGCCTCCTTCGAGACTTTCGTAGTCCAACCAATTGGCTGTATTAACTGTGGTTGATTCTGTACCAAAGTAAAAATCGGCAGCGTCCTGTGTTTCTAGCGATTGTAACCAGGTTTTGACTTCCACCCAGGTCCAGTCCCTATTCCATTCCAACACTGTGGCTATAAACCCTGTGGCTACAGGACAGGCAGCACTGGTGCCGCTAAAAGCAGCGTCAGTGGTATTGCCGGAATTGTAACTTAGAGCAGCATAGGTATCGGGTCTTGGCCAGTTTGTGGCATAGCCTCTATTGGCTGCCAAGGTGCCATCTGCAGGGGCATACACATCTATGCTGTTTCCTCTATCGCTGTAAGAAACTTTGGCTTCTTTTGAAGTTTTATAATCGTCATCTAGTGCTCCGATATTGATCACAGGATAAATCACTGTGCCGTTGGCATCAGTGTATTTGCCGCCTTGTTGAGGAAATCCTCGACGATTTGTTGTGCCAAATACTCCAATTCCAAACTCGGAAAAATTGGAGGTAGCTAGGGGCCCGCCATTGATAATGGTAATAAAATTGTTATAGTCAGGATGGCTGCTGTTGACCTGTTTTTGATTACTGTTGCCAGACGCTGCAACAAAAATCACCCCGGCATTGATCAGTTCCTCTTGCGCTGTGGTCAGTGAATTTGTTTTCATTTCACTTTTCCATCGGCCGGAGTCGCCCTGTGTGCCCATATGGCTCAGCCAATTTATACCTGTTTCGGTGGTGTAAGCAGTGTTGCTTGTTGATCTATGAGTGTAATAGTAAGTTGCTCCACCGGGATCTTTGTCGGATCGATAGCCCCAGCTATTACTTGTTATTGTAGGATTTCTAGTATTAAAAAGGGTATTCACTGGCTTTACCGTATGAAATATTTTCATTATATCAAAGCCCTGTTCTATGCCTGCACCGTATCCGCCGTAAAGATCTAATACCCATTTATTGGCGTTATAGGCCCAGCCTTGTGTTCTTCCGTAGGTCAGTGCAGCACAACAGGTGCCGTGATCGCCTTCATTAGATATTGCAGCGTTAGTACCATTGCAGTTTGCCCTAGTATAATTAGAAGTAACACTCACTGTGCCTGCATTCGCAAACTGTGTGCTGCGCAGGTTGTTGTCTGACCACCATGATCTTGCCACTGAATCTACTGGGACTGTAGTGCCGTCCCATCTGGTGATTAATCTTGTGGCAGGATCAGCATTGAACCAATCAGGATCAATATAATATGGAGCATCTAGTACCAAGTCTAATAGATCACAGGTGCCGTTGCCTGGTAGAACATTGCCTCCAACATAGCCATTGGGCTTCGGCACAGCAGCGAAGGGACTAGAATCGGAAAGAGAATTGTTTTGAAATTCTGGGTGGCCGATCCAGGTGCCGTCATCTGCAACTATGACATCCACGTGCTTGCCCGTGCCGTATTGTGGAATATTGATATTGACCACTGCGTTGTCAGCCAGTGCAGCATCTACCCAAGGATCTAATTTCTGTGTGCATCTATAAAGCTGATATCCGGTTCTGTTGACGTCTGAGGTATCGGGCGTTGCTGCCAGTGTATTGGAAGCAGAAAATTCTCTGTAATTTTTCACCGCAGCAGTATATCTGTTTACCAAGTCTGGTCTTACTGAATGCAGTTCGTCCGGTGGCGGGGTGAATTCTGAATAGCGTTTGTAATCTATGTTGATGAATTTTATTCTTGGATCGTTTTTTAACTGCTCTGCTTCGGTATCAGTGAGTAGATACGTGCCTCGAGTCAAACTGTGTAATTGGTCATCTACACAGTCTACGGTTCTGTCAGGCACGTATTCACTGACTCGGCCTAGACGGGTTAATTCTGCGTTTAGCTCATCCCATTCTGCTTCAGTATGTGTGCCTAATTGATAATATTTTTTTTCCATGGCTTAATGCAGATCTACCCAGGCGCCGCCGGCACGTCCTTGAAACTTACTTGTTGTGGTGTTATAGATCATATCGCCGTTGACCGCTGTCAACAGATCTCTTGCTGTAGATGTAAAAGATGCCATTTTCAAAGGACTTGCTGTTATCTCCACACGGGTACCAGCTGTTAATTGTATTTCATTATCTGAAAAAAGTTCAGGTGTTCCAGATCCCTGACTTGAAAAATTGCCAGTCAGTATGATGTCTTTCACAGTCAATCGATTATTTACTGACAGATCCAATGCAACGTTGACACTGTTATCTATCACAAGATTATTTTGCACTGTGACATCTGATTCATAAATCACTGCGGGCGTAAATATTATAGCGGAAGAATCCGATGAGTCTATAGTGGTCACAGCAAAGGTAATATTACCTGTGGTGCCACCACCGATGATCGTGATGTTGCCTGAACTATCAGAAGTTGTAGTAATGCCGCCTGAGCCGTTGAATCGCACTGTGCTGCCGGTTGAGATAGATCTTGTTGTAGAGTCATCTGCTTGAACACTTAATACAAATGCACCGGCTGACACAGCCGAGGTTACAAATGATGTTGTGGCCAATCCTGCTGTAGCTGGTAGTGCTGCTACTGTGGAATCCACGTAGGATGTAGTAGCTAAATTTGTAGTGTCAGGATATGGAAATACCGGCTGGATCCACTGTTCAGAATCACCGTCATCAAAATAAACATACAGTATACCAGTGTTGGTATCTAACCAAAGATTGCCTGGACTGGGGGAACTCGGCGCTGTGTCATCTACAGATACACTAGTTCCTCCGCTGGCCTGGCCTGCCCCGTCTTGATATAACACTGTAGGTGCTAAAGGGTCACCTGAAT